AGCATGGAGAATTTTGTCACGCTGTGAATCAAATATTCTTAGCATCTTTCGGTGCAAGTGTAATGGTTCTAGCAATCACTCCATTGGCATAAGACTGTCAAAGGACACGGGGGAGTTTTCGGACTCCCCTTACTATGGAGATAGTATGAAAATATCAGCAGAAGGGTTAGAACTAATTAAAAAATTTGAAGGATGTGAATTAAAGGCATACAAATGTCCTGCAGGAGTATGGACTATTGGGTATGGTCACATCAAAGGTGTAGAAGAAGGCATGGAAATCACCAAAGAACAAGCAGAAGAAATGCTAAAGGAAGAAATCGTGGAGTATGAAAACTATGTGAATACAGCTGTATCTGTTCCACTGTCTCAAAATCATTTCGATGCACTGGTGAGCTGGGTGTATAATCTTGGTAATGGCAACCTCACATCTTCAACTATGTTGAAAGTCTTAAACGCTGGAGAGTACGAAGGCGTTCCTGCACAAATCAAAAGGTGGAACAAGGCAGGAGGCAAAGTTCTTGATGGACTTGTCCGAAGAAGAGAGGCAGAGGCATTGTTATTTGAAGGAAAAGAATGGAGTCATGTCTGAGATTAAACAAAAGATAAAGAATTTCTGGAACTGGTTTAAAGGTTTATTTATAACCTATTATAAACTACGAGTAAGTTATAATCATACTTGGGGAGACGCAGACGACCAAGAGTATGTAGTAAAAAAGTTTCATAAAAAACAAGAAAAATATTTATCTTTCACCACACAGGATGGAGAATTAGTAGAGATTCGTGGAGCGAATGGACTAAACTACAAGATAGAGGAGTTATAATGCAACAATTTTTTATAGCAATTATAATAGTATTAGGTGGATTATCATATTACCTATACAACGAGAACAAGATATTAACAGCAAATAATGCAGCACTAGAAACCGCAGTTGCTACACAAGAAGAAGCAATTAAAACAATGCAGAATGATTTTGCACTACAGACACAGCAACTCGGAGATTTACAAAAGAAATCACAAGAAGCTCAGTTGGAAATGAATAGATATTTAGATATATTTAAAAGACATAATCTAACAAAATTAGCTGCAGCAAAGCCAGGCTTACTAGAGCCTAGGATAAATAAAGGAACGAAAGATGTATTTGATTCAATCGAAGAAATTAGTCGCACCATTGATAGCCTTGATGATGGCGTCGAGTTGCAGTCTAATCCCAACTAAACAGATAGAAGTAACAGCAAAGCCTATGGACAGGATTATAACACAACCTGTTCTACCAAGAGAAATAGACTTAAAAGAACCTCTATGGTATGTAGTAAGTGATAAAAATATAGACGAGTTTCACGAAAGATTAATAAAAGAACATGGGCAGATAGTATTCGTAGCAATGTCAATACCAGATTACGAATTAATGTCTTACAATATGCAAGAGTTAAAAAGGTATATTACCGAACTCAAGGAGGTCGTAGTTTACTATGAAAAAGTAACAGACCCAGATGCGTTAAAAAATGATTCGACAAGTAAAGATAAGAAATAAAACTATTTTAACAACATTAGATGTATTAACACAGGATTTGTTAAAATTACCTGCCACATACAAAGGCACACCAAAACCAGATACATCACTAGCAACTTTAAGAAGTAGAATGTCTGGAGAGGTAAAGTATTCATGTAATATGGTTGACTACACAGGTAGATAAGTATCGTGGATGCAGAAAAAACTTCGTGATGACTTATTAAAAGAGCTTGGATATAAAGAAGATATGGCATATGGTCATCAAATACATAATGCTAGATTTACTACAATGAGCATCCAACCAGCATATTTTGGATGGAGTGGTTGGGAAAATAATCCAAAAGGACAGAAAACCATTCGATTCATATGGAACAGTGGTAAAGGTGCTACAAAGTATGTAAAAGAAGGAAAATATGTAAAAATACCTGATACTCACAATGTTTTATTAATGAAAGACTGGAGTTGTTTAGGGTTTTACTTAGAAGATAATATGTGGATTTCTGATAGAAATTATGGAGATACACCAAGAATAGTTATTGATTTTACTTTTGATGGTTATCAAATAGGAGAATTTGCATATCTATTAGATTGTCTTGAAAATAGATTTAATGGAATTGCTCCACAACATAATGAGGTATACGGTGCTTGGAAAACTTAGGTGGCTTTTTGCTATGTGGAAACAGTCTAATTAGTTTGAAAAGAACGAGCCAGCACAAGCACGATTTGAAGAAAATGAAGATTGGCTAGAAGAATTAGAAGATAGAATTATAGAACTAGAGGAGCACTCCCACCCTCCAAAGGACTTATGTGAATTTGATAGTTGGGAGGAAATTGATAATAGGTTTAAGAAAATTGAAAGAAAACTTAAAGAATTTGAATCCCAGAGTACAGGCAATAGCTGAAAGAATAGCTAATGTAAATGTATGGACACACGACTGGGAATATCCTAGAGGAAACAGCGTTCTGCTGTATAAATATCACGAAAATCCTGAAAATGGATATCACTGCACTCACCCTGAATGGTGGTATAATAGAGGCAAAATATTAGACGCACTCGATTATTCTGATTTCAAACATCATTACAAAACCCCAATGAAAATAAGTTTACTGCATGGAAATGATGTAGGC